GCAAGGCCTATTCCATCATAGACAGGATCCAAGATGACCTATCAATTTGCCAGAATAGATTTGAGCAAGACCAACTACGAACCAACTGTAAAGTGGGAATACCTTCGTGACCCGGACATTGCAAAGTTGAATCAGATCTATAGAGATTATTGCAAATACAAACACTTTGCCAGCGTCATGCCCATATTTGATAGTCGCTATCTAGATCCAATAACCGATGTGGTTGGCTACTACGATAACAGCAAATTGGTAGCGTTCAGTTTAATTCGACGCTATGACAAGGAAAATGCCTTGTGCGATCAATTTGCATGGAACTATCACAATCCTCGATTGCGGTTAGGGATAGAAACAATGAAAACAGAGTGTGCTATCTACAAGGCACGAGGATACCGATACTTGTATCTTGAGCAAGCACACCTGTACAAATCTGAAATAGACGGATTTGAAATACTAGGACCACTGGAGTAACTATGGATTTATATACAATTTGGGCAGACAAAGAAGGCGACATATCAGATTTAGACTGGGTCAACGGAATGAAAAGTTTCTTTGACCACTTGATCACAGAAGGCAAGATGGAATCGTATAGAATCACCCGATGCAAGATGGGCTTTCGTTCGATCGCTGACATGCCAGAATGGATGATCATCATGGAGTTCCGTGACATGGGTCAAATGGATTCAGCATTCAAGCGAGTTGCACCACTAGAAGGCGAACTCGAAGAAAAACACAAAAGTTTCAATCAATTTGTTTCAGGCAATATACAACATGCCTTGTTTAGAGATTGGCCAGATACTAATCTTTAACACTCAAGATGTGCAACGCACATCTATTAACTTCGCTTGCGCTCGTTAATATGATTGTTTTTAAAGAGCGAAGCGATTAAGTATTCATGTAGATTAATCTAGTCAGACGGAACCGTTTGCATGGTTCCGCTTGCGTCTTCATGTGAGTATCACTAGCCAAGACTTTGGAAGTAGGTTGTTTTTATACACCGTATGCTACAGGGCTCTGACCTTTCCCCACCTACGTCGACATCGCAATTGCTTGCTACCTTAAACCTCGTTCCTAGCGTTTAAGTTTTTATAGCCGGTGTTCTCGTATGCTAACATTCATACTATATCAATGCGTCGGCCTTATGTTTCTAGCCTCAAACTCACTTCCGATTTTTCAGGATACTGGGATTTACCCAGGGGAGTGCATCAATATGTTACGTGTCCAGGTTTTATTTGCCTGGTTTTTCCACAGCGGTATTACAAACTGGCCCGCTAACCTTAAGTGTTAGGATTAATATAACCTTTAGGAATCCAATTAACAAATTTGCCACCGCATGTGTTGCAGATTACTTTACCTGCATGTGGTCCGGTGGACTTGTTAACAATTTCCCAATCGTGGTCTTTGTGAATGCCTAGTTGTTGCCTGAGTTTTGTTCGTTGATTGTGCCATGCTTGATCAAATCCAGTTTTTGGGTTGGTCCAATACGGGTCGTTTAAAAAACCAGTATCGCTTTTGTTAGTTTTATTATAGTCAAGTTTTGTCATATTTTGTCAATGATGTGACTGCCGTGTACCCTAACTTGGATATGCCCATTGTAATAATCTCGTGATTCTAATACTCTTCTTGAAAATTGTTCCCTAGCCTCAATGTAACTACATTCAGACTTGCTTTTGCAATAGTAAAGTATTTCTCTGGTAAAGTTTTCGGTGCCTAGTTTGATTACGTCTGCGGTTAATTCTGGGCTTGACCCATAGTACTCTCTCCAATCACTGTCGATCTTGGAGCGTATCTTCTTCCGCTTTTTGTTGCCGTTTTTTTGTTTTACAGTCTTGTATGTGGTTTTGCTAAATTTTGCTAATTTTTTGCCTATGTACTTGCGTCCAGTGAGATTACATGTGATCAAGTAAACAAATCCCACACAGTCTTCGGGCAACGTCTCAATTGGGGTATCTTGATATAGCCATGTCATAAAAGTGTAAGATTTATCCTTGCGTTATAGTTATCTCCGTTGCTGCCTTTTGTAAAATTATATTGTTGATTGCTGTTGCTGTAGCGTTGTTACTTTTTGATAGATTTCTTCCAGTAAATGTTGTGTGTTTTGTTGCTCTGCTAGTTCAATCTGTTGTTGCTTTTGTGATAAAAAACTCAATACAGGTATGCCTAGTTTGATTGTCCAATTTCCATTTTCGCCCATGGTCAAACTGTGATTGGGTCCGGTATCAATCCCGTTATGCAAAAAATACTGGCGCTTGGTTGAATCAAGATCCATAATATATGCACCTAGATCTTGATAGAGCAATTTGGTTTTCACAAGATCCACACCATTGATCACAATTTGATCAATAATCAGTTTTTGATTTTGTAAAATTTGACCTTGATCATCAACCACAGTGTCATGATCTGTTTTATTATAATACACAATATCTAATACGCAACACTTTTGATCCTGTGTTGCTATGAATTCGTAATCTAAACACTGGGTACCAATTATGGCACAATCTTCCAGCAGTTGTTGATTGAAACTGATCCTGACACAAGGCCAACGACCTTGTGCAGAAACTCCGGTCATGGTCAGACTGATCTTGACCTGTTGAAAATTCAATTGGGCCCGTATTGATTCAGGAATCAACTGATGCAGTGTGTTCTTCATATAGTCTAAGTTGATTCAATATTAAATGCAGTTCTTCTATACCATTGCTGGTCATGCCGGTACCCATCTCGTCTAGTATGACCTGGGCAACGACATGACGCCGTACTCGTTCCAACCAGGTGTTTGTGGGATCATCAACAGTGCCCCAGTCAAATGTATTGCGGTGATTGATCACGATGCCCAGTTGTTCAGCATGTTGATGAAGATATCCTTCGGGTTCAATCATCAAGGGCGGTCCCATGGCAATCTTGCTAATCACGCCGGCAGCAACATAACGATGACATCTCACAATAAACTCCAGAGTCTCAAGATAACGTTCCCAAGTTTCATTGTGAAAGCCATTCATCATGAGCAGTTGTGCCTGAAGACCGTGTTGTTCAAATTGATCTAATTCTTCAAATATGTCTTGCACAGTCATTTTCTTTTGCATGGCTGCCAACACTGCGTTGCTGCCACTTTCGGCTCCGATGATCAAATTCACTGCACCTGATCTTTTGATCTTGTTATAGATGCCAGATGGAATTTGTGATTGTGGCCTACAAATGTATTGTCCGTACCATGAGATTTTTTTATCAACAGGTTGTTGATCGTTGTAGTCAGCAATGATTTCTATCCATTCATAAAAATCTCGTTGACTACCATTCACAAGACTATCAGTAAATTCAAATTTGGTAATATTATAACGCTGACTCAACTCAATCAGTTCTTGTGCCACATTCTTTCCAGTTTTACGTCTGAAACTGCCAAACTTTCTTGGCACATTGCAAAATGTACAACTTCTAACACATCCTTTACTGCTGGTCACAGTGACCACAGGAACAGTGTGCCAAATATACTTGTCAAGTTGATAGTCATCAAAATTGGGTACCGGTACATCATTCATGTCAACAGGCAAGGATGTCAGGGCCTGGCCGGCCAAAACATCAACAATACTTTGTTCGCCTTCGCCATAGATAACATGATCTACCAACCGGTGAAATTGCATGTACTGGTCAAACTTTTTAAAATCAGCAGTCAAAAATCCCAAGAAGGTATCATCAACTGGCTCAGGAACTCCGTAGCCGCCGAGTATGATTTTGACTGCGGAAAAGGATTTGCGAAGTTCTTGACACAACAACACACAAGCACGATGTTGAAAAGTACTAAAAACACTGAATGCCACAAACTTGGGATTTTGTTCCTGAACCAGTGTGCAAAAATCTTTGATCCATTGGTCAATTTGCTCGGTTCTATCAAACTGGTTGTATGGTTCAAATTTTTTGCTTTGTTCGTAGTAAAGATCAAAATTTTTATTGCATTGATTGATATAAAAATTTAGCGAAAGATCTTCGGTCCTGGCAGCAAATCCCGCAGATTCTGCACAGGCTTTTAAAATTGCCGGAGCCGCAGGGGGACGATTGATCACACCAGATGGTAAACTGCAAATCAAAACATCAATCATATCAGGTTAATTCTAATTCTCTTTGCCACTGACTGCTGAATTTGGTTTCTGTGTGGTCTGTACCACAAATATCCATGCATATGGCATTGGGTTGAGTGCTGTGCCACGAATTTTTCACAGATTCAAAATCCGTAATAAAATCCTGTTGCCTTGAACCCAGCCAACAGCAAGGACTGGTTCTTGCTTGTGCGTCAATAAAAAGACTCTGTTCCTTCAAGGCATGACAGTTTATGCTGGTGGCTTGAATCATTGATTGAGCCCAACCAGAAGGAAATTTTAGTTCGTTGGTAAATCCACGCCGCGACACCTTGGCTCTGAACCACTTGAATCCCATGTCCCGAGCCAGTTGCTCGCACTCATCTACTTGGTGTTGATTGTGTTGATATACCAGCATGTCCCAGTGCGCCGATCCACCTGCTTCAATAAAACTGCGAGCGTTGCTCATGAGTTTAGCCCAGTTCACGTTCTTGCGATAGGTAGCATTGGTTGACTCCAGGCCATCGATTGAGAATACCACATAGTCTCTTGGCTGATTGAGTATCTTGGCCAGTTCGTACCACCAGACAGTGGTTTGTATACCACCATTGCTGTTCATGCCCAACACAATGTCAGGATTGATTTTTCTAAATGCTCTATAGATGTCCAAGGTATACTTACCAGCGGCTGGATCTCCGTAGTTGCCGCACATGAACATTTTGTCCAGTTGACGAATTTTTTCTTGATCAAATATCTGCAGAATTTTGTCCATGGCAAGATGATGCTGACGATCTTTTTTGAAGTCAGGATCAGTTTCTCTAGCACACAGAGCACATGCGGCCTGGCACACGTCTGTGGGCTCAAGATGCAGTACTTTTATGTCACGCAAGGTCCACATCCGTGTTATAGGTAGTGAAACCGTTTTCTTTCACAACCTTGAGTATGTTTTCTACTCGCCCGGCCAGTTCGTCCTTGTGACTGACCAGCCAGATACTCTTGTGACGTTCTCGACTCATTTTCTTCAGTAGTCCAAGTCCGTTTTCCACGCCCTGTGAATCTAGACCGTTGTCCATGAGTTCGTCGATAAACAACAAGTTGATAGGATGATACAAACTTTCCCAGACATCACGAAATGCCCAACTCATGCTCAAGATCAGTCTAGTGCGTTCGCCTCGGCTCAAGTTGTCAAAGTCCAGTTCGCGCCCCAGTTCTTCGATACTCACAGTGAGATCGTTCTGGAACACCACTGTATGCGGCAAGCCAATACGATCCAAATAGTGTGTGAGTCTTGCGTTCAAATAACTCAAGTTCTGATCAATGATCTTTTTACGCACAAATGAATCTTTTGATGTCAACAGTTTGAGCAAGAATTCTTGATGATCCTGCAGTCGAGTAAGTTCGTTTAACACATCATAAGTCACAGTCTGCAGAGCCTGTCCTTGCATGTCTGAGATTTGTTCTTCGTAAGGATCCACTTCTGCGGATCTAGTGGACAAATCTTTGCGCAAAGTTTCTACGCTGTTGCGATGGTTCAGGGCCTGTTCTAATGAGTCATAAAACACTATAGGTGCCTTACCTAACACCCCAATCTGGGCAATGGTATCCTCATGCTCGGTGCGTTGTGTGTGATTAGCCAGGAGTTGTAGTGCTGTTTCTTGTACCAGAGCCTGTTTGGCCTGTTTCAATTCGTCTTGCTTGTCGTCATGCAGGTCTTGGCCACACGAATGACACTGGTGAGCATCCAATGCCGCAATTTCAGTCTTGAGTTTTTCTAATATCTTGTTTAGTTTGACATCATCAGCATCGATCTGCCGAATGTAGCGACCAGCATCGTCTAGAGATTTTTTCTTCACATGATACGCTTCGAGATCTCTGTGTGCTTGTACTTCTGCATCAATATCGATGTGTTCAAGATCCTGAATGGCCTGTTCCAGTTTGCCCACATCTTCATCACGTTTGGCAATCCATAACCGCTGACGTTTGCGCAGACTTTCAATCTGTTCTTCGATGCGCTTGTTGGCTTCCTGTACAGCACGTATGCGGAACTCTTCTGCTTGAATAGCATCTTTGGTTTGCCGGTTGAGTTCTTTGATCGCGTCAGCACGTTCTGATAGCAAGGTAATACCCAACAACTGCTCAATGATGGTGCGTTGGTCATTGGCTTTTAAACTCAAGAATGGTTCTGTGTAGGTATTTAAGGCCAGCACATGTTTGAACATGTCATGACTCATATTCATTATCCGTTCGATCGCCTGTTGTGTTTCCCTTGAATCGCCTTGTGCTTCGTCTGTGGCAGTTTGTGCTTGATCGTTGATGTAAAATTTTAGCACATTGGGCTTACGACCACGCTCAATTCTATAAGTTTGACCTCCCACCACAAAGTCTAGACTGACCAACATGTTTTTGCCATTGGTCTTGTTTACCAGATTGTCTTTGCGTATATTGGAAAGTGCTTGCCCATACAAGGCATAACTCAAGGCATTAATGATTGTGGTCTTGCCTGTGCCGTTACGGCTTCCATCGCCGCCTAGATCCAGGTTCTCGCCCAACACAAGTGTAAGATCCGAACGATCAAAATCAATGCCTTGGGTGGCCGCACCCACACTCATGAAGTTTTTTACTGTGAGATTTTTAATTTGGATCATAGTTGTTTATTATACACATATCCCATGGCATTTGCGATCTCAGGATGTGAATCTGAGAAACTTTGATTTCGTAAGGAATCAAAATGTGTGGTGAGTTTTACAAATCCTTGTCCAGTGCTATCGGGCAGGGTTGAAAGCATGGCCAGGATATTCTTCATCTCTGGCCAGGGATTGTTCCTGTGTTTGTTGATGATCAAGTGTTTGGCTTCTTTGGTCAAGGATGACAGTGCAAACATACTTGGACTCTTCACATAGTTAGGATATACAGGAATGCCATGTTCATTACCCCAATCCAACACTTCATCGATGTAAAGTATGTTCATCGCACTGATACTCAAGAAGATTCTGATTTTGCAGTTTGGTAGATTCAAATCTTGTATGGCCAGAATATTTTTTTCTACATCGGACCATTTGCCCCCGCGTTCTAGTTCAAATCTTGATCCAACAGCGTCTATGCTGAAGTGTATGTCAACTTCTTTGAAGTGAGAGAAATACGATATTAGATTCTTTGGGTACACAGAACCGTTGCTGTTGAAGTGTAGACGTATGTTTTTGCATGCCGAAGTTTCCACAGCTTTGGCCAGCAGCTCTGGTATTTTTTTGTTCAAAAACGGCTCACCACCATAGAACTCAATGTTCCTCAATGATGGTAGCAAATCTTTTATCTGATCTATTAGGTGATCAGAAGCAGGTTGTAGATTATTTTTGATTCTGGTGTTTTTGGAATGTTCCTGTGCGAACAGCGAACTATGATCAGAATCACAGATTCTGCATTTGAAGTTGCAGGTGTTATCCAAGTTTAAATCTAAACTACGGATCTTGGGTTCATCAATGTATTGGGTCAACAAATCTTTCATAAAAACTGTGTTGGCAAAGTTTCTAATACTGGTAATCCCAAGATTTTCATTGTTCCAGCAAGAGTTGCATGACAACGGACGCTGTCCTGCTAACATACTTTGACGAAGTGTTTGTACTTGATCAGATTGGAATAAATCATTGAGATTTTTTTCGGTACTTCCCAACACAGTAGCACTAAGACAGCAAGACCGCACAGTGCCCACAGTGTCAACTCGTAAATTCATCCAGGGCAACGCACACATGGTGTCAGACAGAACAAAACGATCTGACAATGGTTCAGTGTTAACAAGGTCCATTGTCACTGTTTGAAAACACACAGGATCTGTTGAAAAGCGCAACGCCTCTTGTGTGAGTTCACTGCTGTCTGTGGCACAGACGATGAGAACAAAAAAGTTTGAAACATCTATTAGGTTCGCAGCCTGATAGAGATGTGCGATTAGATTGGATGTGACTGCTTCAGAAGTATACAGCACCAAACGATCGTTGGACTGGTATTCAGTTTGATAGTATTTATCAAAGAACTGATAGGCTGCTTGAGGGCTGTGCGTAAGAGTAGCAAGATCAATAAAACTTTTGAGAGTGTATTGAGTCTCTAGCCTTGCCCTGAGTTGATCAACTGTCATAGCGTCTGATAAATCTTCAACAGCAATTTGTTGTCGTAGAATTCTGACTCAATATTGGTGATCTGATCTATGACAATTTGATCCACAGATTCAAATTTAACTTCGCCTGGTGCCATGTCAGTGTCTACTGAACTATTTTTATTTGGTATCAAAGCCATCTCTCTGAGAGCATATTCTTTAATATACGTTTCTTTGATAAAATTTGCTTCTTCATAACTAATCTCAATATCCAATTGCACACGAACATGCATGCCTGGCGCAAGTAAAGTGGGTGCGTTGTCAATGATACTGGCCAAGCCTAACACACGGTAACGTGGTTGATCAGGCCAAGCATGAAACTCAGGTTCTCGGCCCCACTCTAGTATCATCATGCCACGTTCATCATCTCCGGCATCAGCATAGTTGTGCGGAAAGCAATTGCCAATGTAGGTAATGTTCTTTTTGGTTTGACGTTTGTGAAAGTGTCCGGTAAACACATGCTCAAAGTTTCCAAAGTCTTCTCTGCGAACTTCCCCATGATCCGGCATCTCTACCATGGCGTTCATCAGGTATCCAGGTAGTTCAAAGTGCCCGAACATGTACTTGCCCTTTAGTTTGGGAATACGTTTGTGGTCATCGGCTACAAGCCAAGGAGCAATGACAACGTCGCCACTGCTAAACCAATCGTTACATATCTGTACACGGGGGAGATGCTTTGCCCATTCCACACTTTGTATGTCGCGCTTGTCTCGATAATACAAATCATGATTACCAGGAATGAAATACACGTTTTCAAAATTGTCATTCATGTGCTCCAGTGCCTGCAGGCTGTAGTTTAAGGTAACAATGTTTAGGCTGGCACGATTGTTGTGCCAATCACCAAGAAACAAACAGGTTTCACAGCCTTCGGCCTTTGCTTTAGCAGTTGCCCACTTGACAAAATTTAGGCAGTCCTCATTGTGTTGAGTGCTGTTGCTTTTCAAGCCAAAGTGAATGTCTGTAAAGACCGCGGCTTTACGAAATAGGTTAGTCATCCCGCTATTATACTACTCATCAAGACTACTTACGACCGGTCCGGACATGGCTGCCATTGAGTGTTTGCCAGAGTTCTGACGAGTCCATGAAGGATTGAGTCCGTTCATCTCCAAGATGTCATCACGTATGTTTTGATTTTTCTTTTCGATGTTCAGGATACGAGTGAAACTATTAGTGATAGCGGCAGTATAATACGCAAAAGGGTTCTGCGATTTCGACTCATCAAATTGCAGTCCGATTTGACTGAGTTGTAGCAGGGCTTGTCCCCGCATTTCTTCGTTGTAGGTGTATCCACGCCAGTTGCTCCTTGTTGCATATCTTTCGCATAATTTCATAAACATCAGGGCCAATTTCTTGGTCATGTCGCCATGATCTTTGGAAAACTCCCCGGTGGCCAAATCGCCACGCCAGTGTGAGCGACCCACAATGTACGGCTTCTTTTCTTCGTCAATGCGATAGTGCTCAAACGGTGGAAAGTTCACACGCATATGATTCATGTCCAGAACAGGCACATCCACAATATCAGCCAAGGGATCTTCTTCTGTAGCATCGTCTAGGTCCAGAATGTCTTCTAGTTTGCGACGTTTGGCCTCTGCCTTGGTAATTTTTTTGGGTGCCCGGGGTATGTGATCCCAGCAGGTGATACGGAACACAATGTCTGTATTGGGTATCTTTTTGGGGTCTACAATGGTGCCTTCACGCTTGAGCCGATCTGCCCGATTGCGTCGGGCTTCTGCAATGGTACGTTGATTGATCTTGTCTATTGATGGCAAAATAATATCAAATTGGTGGTCCATTGCTCTGTCTTGGAACCAACAGTAGTTGTTTTTGCTGAGATGAATCTCTTTTAGTATATCTCTGTTGTTGAGATAGTTCACACGCGGTGCCGCTTTGGGTAGTAAAGTCATGAGTGACTGGGTCTCCTGTATGTATTTATTGTAGCACATTTACAACAGTTGTCAACCTGTTTGTTAAAATACGCCGTTAATAAAATGGGTAAATAAGTGATAGGAATAATAAAATGGCTGACACTCCCACTGGCTCAGGTAGCAATGGCGGAACAACTACAGTAGTAGCAAATCCACCTAATCCTCCTACGACCAACACAGTACCTAATACCACAACAGACGCAAAAACTGTACAGTATCAATCTGCAGTAACTGAGTCTGTATTTGATCCACGCCAAGATGTGGGAGAAAATGTATTCGACCCAGGTGCAACATTCAATGATCCAGCAACTGAAGAGTCTGTATTTGATCCAAGACAAGACGTGGGAGAAAATGTATTTGATCCTGGCGCCGCACTTCCTAATCCATCTGTAACAACGGCAGCACAACTCAATGATCCTTATGCTGGACTCTCACCAACACAATTGCAAGATCTTGGCGGAGCAGATCCTACAGATCCTTATATTCGTGCTAGACTGGGCATACCACAACTGCCTGGATCCACGCTAAATGTCACTAGTGGATTTGGATTTGGCAATCTAAACACAGGTTTACCCAGTATAGATAATGCACTGGGCACTATCAAAGGCTTATTCAGTGGCATACTCGGAGGAGGTGCAGGCGGAGGCGCAGGACTAAGTTCACTGTTTACTAATTTCTCTGCCACTGTGGGCGGCCTGTTTGGTAGCAAGCCTACTGCTGGTGTTACAGCCGCAACCACAGGCTCAGGAGTGGCTGCCTTGGTGGCACCCGTAGGTCCCTCCACAACCTTAACACCAGTTGACGCAACCACAACAGAAGGTTTTGGTATTCAAGCCACAGTTGATCCAACTACACTGGAAGGCTTTGGTGTTCAGGCTTCAGTTGACCCAACCACGCTAGAGGGATATGGAATTCAAGCCACAGTTGATCCGACCACTTTAGAAGGATATGGAGTACCAGCAACAGTTAACAGCACTACGTTGAATGCCGATCAAGCAGATGCTTTTTACAATGGCACTGGAACATTAACTGTCGAACAACGCCTGTCGCAAGATCAAAAAACAGCCGCTGATGCCGCAAAACTTTACCCAGGCTCGAACAACGAAGCATTGCGACAAATTGATATTGGTGCTGGTCGTATTGCTGAAAATGAAATTGGTATCGCCAACGCTGAACAAATTGTTGCTAGAAACAATGCTGAACTTGCTGACCCTTTTATCTCAAATGCCAGACGAGCAGAATTAGAAGCCAACAATGAATCACAATACGAATACATTCAAGTTGCTACAGAAAATATAGCAATACAAGAAAATGTAATTGAACAAAATGCTAACGTGTACGCGGCAGGTGGTGGTAATCCAGACAGCGGACAAGGACCAAATGAAGTCAGTGCTTTAGCAGACCCAGCAGTAGCACAAACACCAGTCGACCCAACTACTTTAGAAGGCTTTGGAGTACAAGCACCAGTTGATCCAACTACTCTGGAAGGTTATGGAATACAAGCCACAGTTGATCCGACCACAACAGAAGGCTTTGGAGTACAAGCACCAGTTGATCCAACCACACTAGAGGGGTATGGGATACAAGCCACAGTTGATCCGACCACAACAGAAGGCTTTGGAGTACAAGCACCAGTTGATCCAACCACACTAGAGGGGTATGGGATACAAGCCACAGTTGATCCGACCACTTTAGAAGGTTATGGATTACCAACGGAGGCTCCAGCAGAGGTTAACATGGAAGGCG